TAGCGAACTTTGCAAAGACAAACAGGCACTGGCCCAAGCCACAACTCGAAGCAGCCCTCTGGCAATTCAAATGGCAGCTTCAGGCACTACCACATCAAAGAGAACCCGAAGATGGAGAATATGACACATTCCTTATGCTCGCAGGCCGCGGCTCTGGTAAAACGCACACTGCTAGTCATTGGATTGGTATTCGTGCTTGGCAATACAGCGAGACCCGCTGGCTTGTCACTGCACCAACTTCAAATGATATTAGAGCCACGTGTTTCGAAGGAGACTCCGGACTCCTCAATATCATCCCTCAGTCCCTCATCAAAGACTACAACAAGTCCCTCTTCGAAATCACCCTCATCAACGGCTCCATCATCCAAGGCATCCCAGCCTCAGAGCCAGAACGTTACCGTGGTAAACAGTTCCACGGGGCATGGTTTGACGAGCTCTGCGCATTCGAATACATCGACGACGCCTACGACGGCGTGCAGTTCACACTGCGTCTTAAAGACCCAAGGATCCCACGCGTCCAGCAAATAATTACGACCACGCCTAAACCGCGTGAATTGATTGTTGATTTAAACGAAGGTAAGGTTGGAGGTGATGTGTATGTCTCCAACGCTAGTTCATACGATAACCGAGAAAACTTATCCGCTACCTTTTTCAAGCAGTTGGAAACCTACGAGGGCACGGACCTCGGTAAACAGGAGATTTATGGTGAGATTCTCGACCCAGAAGATACTGGCATCGTTAAACGTCGTTGGTTTAAGATGTGGCCTGCTAAGCGTGAAACCCCTACGCTTGAATACGTTATTGCTTCTTATGACCCTGCGACTTCCGAGAAAACCCACAACGACCCCACCGCCTGCACAGTCTGGGGAATCTTCGAAAACCCTGACATAGGAACGTGCGTCATTTTGCTAGATGCTTGGGATGACCATCTGTCTTATCCCGAGCTGCGTAAAAAAGTCGTGAGTGATTTTAAAGAAGTGGTGTATGGCGCGGACAATACGTTTGCTAAGGGACGTAAGGCAGACATGATCCTCATGGAAGATAAGTCCGCTGGTATCTCACTGATCCAAGAACTACAAGGCTCTGGTGTTCCAGTGCGGGCGTACAATCCGGGACGCGCCGATAAAGTGCAGCGAATGAACATCGTGGCCCCGCTGATTGCTAAGGGTAAAGTCTACATCCCCGAAGAGCCAACTAAGCAAGGTGAGTACGCTGACTGGACTAAACGCTTCATGCGCCAAGTGTGTTCGTTTCCAGAGGCAGGCGGCCATGATGACTATGTGGACTCTCTGTCACAAGCGTTGCGAGTCTTGCGTGACTCCGGTTGGTTGCAGTTAGATCCCCTGCCAGCACGGGATTATGATTACGCTGAGGATGGGCGTAAAAGGTACAATCCCTACGCGGCATAGGGCGGATTTGGGTTGTTTCTTGTATAGATAGATATAGCCACCTTATTTAACACGCAGGAGACACTTTCGTGCCTGATTTATCCAAAATGACCGCTGGAGCTCGTATGTTGTACGAGCAAACAGTTAAAAAATTTCCTGCGATGATGGGAAGAAAACCTACCGCAGAAGATTTAGCGAAGATTGAATTTCACGCTAATGAGTTTTCTAAACCTATGAACCAAATGAGTCCAGCGCACGCGCAAGAATTGCAGCGTCGTTTGGAAGCAACAACCCCAGCAAAAGACAAACTAGTCGATCCTGAAGGACGTGCGTATTTACCCGTTCAGAGCACAAACCAAGCTAAAGGTTTAATTACTCCTGAAGAAGCTGCTGGCTATACTGGTGATCCTTTTGGAACTACGCCAGAAAACTTCCGCGTTCGTAACTACGAAACTTCTCCACCACAATGGAATCCAGAAACAAAACGGTTTGAGCGCGAAACAACTAACGAGATGGCATTTGATCCACGCGATCCATTTCTCACAGAAGCAATGACTGGCCGTTCGCCATCACGGACACGTCAAAAACCATTTACTGTAAGCATCGATGACTTGATGCAAAACAAAGCTGCATTAGAAAACCAAGGCGTTTATGGTGATGTTGCTAATGTTGGCCCCGGTGACTATCCCGGTCAATCCACTACACCATCTGCTGACTTCTTTGCCAACATGGCATCTAAGATTGAAGCAGCTAAGTTACCAACCAATATCCAATCAACCCTACGCGAACAGTTAGGTCGTCAACCTACCGAAGACGAAGTTAACGCAGCGATTGCAAACCTTAACGTAGCTGGTCACGATTACACTGGCAAAGGCGCCGCTATTTTTGCTGAGCGCCCACCAACCAAACGCGGCACATTAACTGCCGCTGAGAAAGCTAAGTTGGCCGAGTGGAGACAACAAGCGATTGACTCTGGCATGTCCCGCACTGCAGTAAATGCTAGCCCAAGCGACTTGGCTGCTAAGTTCCCCGGTATTGCTGCGGAGCAAGAATTAGGACCAGCACTACCATTTAAACATGGCGGTGGTGTACACCCAGATGACCTTAGAGCAGAAATGATTGTGCACGGTTATGAGCCAAAAAAGTACGCAGCAGGTAGCTGGGTAATGGAACACATGGCTGGCCCAGTTGGACATGTTATTGTTCAAGGAGCGCCTAGCGTTGCAACACATGGAGCAGTTTTAGCACCATCAATTCCTGATGTAAGAGCAGCAATACAAAGCGCTAAGGCAGGAAAATATGGCGAAGCATTAGGAAACGCAGGCGATATTGCTAGCGCGGTATTGCCTTGGACACCCTTAACTATTGGCCCCCAACTTGCAATGTATTCACCAGAAGTCGGGGATGATACATTAAAAGGATACGCTCAGCAAGAACAAATACGTAACCTTCAAAATATGTATAATCAAAACCTAAAAGAGTCTCGTCCAATATATCATGGAAGAACTCCTTTAGAAATTGCTCCCGGAGAATCCGGAGTTGCAAATTATCAATCTGACTATACAATGCCACAACAAACAAAAATGAAATTTCAAACCGAGCCATTATATAAACAGTCACCATTAGCTCGTAAAACAGGTTTAGAATAATTTATGGCAAATCCAAAAATCCCGTTACAACAAGGTGCTAATTTGCCCGGCTTAGATGCTAATCGAGATATTCTTGACGGTGAAGAGCAACAAGAAGAGTTAGATGCGATCGAGCAAGACCTTGGTATGGACGATGACGATAATGTTGAAGAGGACATTATCGAATTAGATGACGGTTCAGTTGTTGTTAACTACAAACCAACTAAAAGCCCGTTAGAGCGTCCGGAGTTTTATGCTAACTTAGCAGAAACTTTGGATGATGGCGTGTTGTATGCGCTTGCAACTCAGTATTTAGAATACATTGACATTGACCGTGAAGCTCGCAAAGAAAGAGATAAACAGTATGAAGATGGATTACGCCGCACAGGATTGGGTAAAGATGCTCCCGGTGGAGCTACCTTCGACGGAGCAAGTAAGGTTGTGCACCCAGTTATGGCAGAGTCTTGCGTGGATTTCGCAGCAAGTGCTTCTCGAGAGCTTTTACCTCCAGATGGAATTGTTAAATCTGAAATAAAAGGCCCAGCAGATCGTCAGCGTTTAAAAATTGCTGATGAAAAAGCGCAGTTTATGAACTGGCAGCTCACCGAGCAAGTGCCAGAGTACCGCGATGAGATGGAGCAGTTGCTCACTCAACTACCATTAGGTGGTTCGCAGTATCTTAAATGGCGCTTTGATATGGAGCAAAAGCGTCCAATCTGCGAATGGATTCCAATTGACAATATGTTGTTGCCATATTCAACAACAAACTTTTACACATCTCAGCGCGTTACTGAGGTGCAAGACATTACTGAAGACACATATCAGCAACGTATTGATCAAGGTATTTACATTGACCTTGAAAACGCAAACTATACGGCAGAAATTGACACCGAGCAACAAACTCGGTCACAGATGGCTAACGATAAGATTGAAGGTAAGAGCATTCCTTCTGTCAATATCGATGGTGTACGTCGTATTTATGAGATTACTTGCTACGAGCGCTTGGATGATGATCCAGAAACCGAAGGAAAACGCGCACCTTACATTTTAACTATCGATGAGTCTAGCGGAAAAGTACTAGCTCTCTACCGCAACTGGGCGTACGGCGATGAAAAACTTACAAAACTGGATTGGTACGTTGAGTTCAAGTTTATTCCTTGGCGTGGAGCTTACGCTATTGGACTCCCTCATCTTATTGGCGGCCTTGCTGCTGCTCTTACCGGGTCTTTGCGCGCTTTACTTGATGCTGCTCATATCAACAACAGCCAGACAATGCTTAAACTCAAGGGTGGCCGCATTGGAGGACAGTCTGACCGAATAGAACCAACTCAAGTTATTGAGATTGAAGGCGCTCCCGGCGTTGATGACGTCCGTAAATTGGCAATGCCCTTGCCATTTAACCAGCCATCTAGCGTTTTATACAACTTACTCGGTTGGTTAACCACCGCAGCTAAGGGTGTTGTAACAACTGCCGAAGAAAAAATTGGTGAAGTTAACTCTAATACCCCAGTTGGTACAACTCAGGCGTTAATTGAACAGGGTGCTAAGGTATTTTCTAGCATTCACGCACGTTTACACCGCGCCCAAGCTAAATCATTGGCAATTCTGTCACGAATTGACCACTGGTACTTGGAAGAAATGGACAATGAGTCCGGCACAGAAGTAGAAATTCGCTTCTTTGCTGAAAATAACGACATTCGTCCAGTATCTGACCCCAATATTTTCTCTGAGACACAGCGTTTAGCTCAAGCTCAGGCAGTTTTACAGATGGCAAGCAGCGCGCCACCCGGTATGTTTGACATGCACGCCGTTTATAACCGGATTCTTAAGCAACTTAAGGTTCCAGCTATCAACGAAGTGATGCCTAACCCAGATGGTGTTAAAGAATCGAACCCAGCACTCGAAAACGTTTCGATGACTATGGGCCGACCAGCCGCTGCTTACCCAGATCAAGACCATATTAGCCACATTAAGGTTCACATGGCCTATGCTCAGGATCCAAACTACGGTGGCAACCCATTAATTGGGCCAACTTTTGCACCACACGCTATTGAGCACCTTAAACAACACTTAACACTGCACTATTTGCAGTCTATGCGCGCTACTGTGGCTACTGCAGCCAATGGAGAAGACGCATTTAAGTTAAATGAAGAGAAACCACTGGATATTGAGGCGCAACAAGCCTTAGCATTGGCAGCTCAGTTAGTTCAGCAAGATTCTCAGCAGTTATTTGCGCCAATCCAGCCACAAATACAGCAATTGGTACAAAAAGTACAGCAAATGCAACAAGCTCAGCAGATGAACGCGATGAATGCCGATCCTACTGCTCAGGTATTGCTTAAAACACAGATGGCTGAGACACAACGCAAGACACAAGAGTTCCAGACCAAGATTCAGTCCGAAATGCAGCAGGCGCAGCAATCTTATCAGCTTAAAGTGGCTGAGTTGCAGCAAAAAGTTCAGGAATTGCAAGCTAAGTACTCAACACAAACCAGTATTGATAACCAGCGCAACGCAACTGATATTGCCATGGCTAACATCAACAACGCGGCAAGAGAGCGTGTTGCTATGATTACTGCTAACGCCCAAATGGATGCTCAACAGATGCAACTTGAGCACGAACAAGACTTGTCAGCTATGGAAGCAATCAATGCGTCCAACGCAGACATCCGTCAGCATGGCTTGGCAATCGAGCAACAGAACTTCCAAGCTCAAGCAAACATGGTTAAACAACAAGCGCAGCAAGATGCACAGTATCAAGCACAGGCCCAGCTTGCGGCGCAACAACATGCACAACAACTACAACAAAATCAGCAACAAACTGCTTTACAACCACCACAACAACCCACTGAGGAACAATAATGGCAAAAGATGAATTAGGTTTCCGTCAAACCTACAAGCAAACAGCGTCTGCTAGCGCAAGCGCTGG